CTGCCCGGCGTGCCGGCGCTGAACGGATACACGCCCGCCAGCGGTGTCGCGGTGGTGGACAAGGTGGTCGCCGCCACCAGCTGGGACGGTCCACGCAACGGCCCGTTGCCGGTGTTCACGGCGGCGGCAAGGTTCGCCCAGAATGCCGCCCCGCTGCCGGTGATGTTGTTGAACACTTCCGGATTCAGCCCAGGCAGCGCGATCGTCAAACACCAGGAATTGGCCGCCGACCCGGCCGAGAACGTCAGCGTCAGCTGGTTGCCAAACGTCCCGGTATAAAGCGCGGTAAAGCTGATCGCGCCCAGCACGGACAGAGACGCCGCCGTATCCGTGCCGTCCGTCGCCCGCACGCAGATGAAATTGGACGCGCCTTGCTGCACCGCGGTCGCCACCTGCGTGCCCATGTCATACTTGCGCGGCATCACGGCGCCGAAGGTGGCGGCGTAGTCGCTCATCGAGCCGATCACCGTCGGCTCGCCCACCGGCCCCCATGTCGCGGAGCCGACCACGCCCAGCGTATTGGTCGGCACGCCATTCAGCAGCAAGGTCTGCGGCGCCACGATCTGCACGTACAGATCGGGCACGATCAGCGCGGTCGTATTGATATTCCCTTGGGCGAAAACCGGCATGGCTCAGACCCCTTTCGTTTCGGCGCGCGCATTCACGCGCACCACAAATGCTTTCTCCGGCCCCGCCAGAATCTTCGCGATCGCCGCACTCTCGGTCACCACGTCGCCACGCCTGAAACCGCCGAACGGCCGCAGCACCACCAAATGAAATGTCATCATTTTGCCTCTAGCTTTGATAATTCTTGACGAACGCCGCGTCGGCGTAAAAGCTCGCGGTGCCGAACAGCATCGCCGGCGTGATCTGCGCCAGCGTAGTCGGATACTCCACGCTGTAGGTCAGGTCGCGCCGGTACAAAGTGGCATCCGCCGCGTTGTCCTGCGCCTCGGAACCCGAGAAAATCAGCCGGCCATAAGACCCGTCCGCCAGCGCGATAAATTTTTGCGCCGCCAGCGCCTCGTCGATCACCGGCGCCACCGCGTCACGTGACGCTGGATCGGGACACCAAAGCGAAATACGGAAATCTTGCTCTTGCCGCTTGATCTCTTGCAATGCGCCGGCACCGTTCACCACCCGCGCCGTGAACAGGGACGCGCCCGGCACGCTGATCGTGCTGCCTGCGTAATCCACTAGCCAACCCGCCGCGCGCAGCAGCGCCGCCAGATTGCTCGCCACCGTCGCCGGCGTGTCGCTTGCCTGCACGGCATACGGGAACAGCGCGCCATTCGCCGCTACGCCGGCCAGCTGCCCCACGGCGCAGGCACCCGCAAAACTCGCCGTCTGCGCCGCCACCGTCACCGTCAGCGTCGCCGGCACCGGCGCCACCGTCCGCCACACACGCGGATAGCGCGTGACGTTCTTCACGGGCGAGTTCGCCGCCGCGACCGATACGTTCACCGCCCCGGCCGCCAGGTCAGCATCCAGCGCGGGTGAAGTGGGAAAGCCGCGATATACCCGGCATAAATTCGCCACCGCCCCGGCCGCCGCGGTGCCGTTCGGGTACAGCGCATTCGCCACCAGCGAGGCCAGCGCCGTCTCGACATCCGCTTGGTCGGCCATCAACTCACCGCCTGGACCAGAGAGAGCCGCCACACGCCGTTCACCTGCTCCACCGCGGTCACCACAAACCGCTCGCCCCGCTCGTTGGACAAAATATCCGCGACATGCGGCTGCACGCAGGGAATCGCCGGCAGCAACGCCGTGAAGCCCGGCAGTTTCGTGTCATCCGGCAGTCCGGCGCGGGTGCGGTCATCCACCCCGCCCGCCAGCAGGCTCGCCGGAAAGCCGGACAGCAATACCGTCTGCGTCGTCGGCAGCACCGCGCCATACGGGTTCAGCCCGGCCAGCACCGGCGGCGCCGGCCGCGCCAGGTTCACGACTGCATTCGTCATCACCACCAGCATCGGCTTCGGCGGCTCGATCGCCGCCACGAACACCGTCCCCTCCGGCCCGGCCAGATAATCCCCCACGACCAGGTAGCTCCAATCCGCCCAGGCCTGCCGGAACGGCACGCCAAACCCGCTGGGCCCCGCCACGCCGCCGCCCGGCAGCACAAACGCCACGCACAGCCGCAGGAACCGGTTTGCGAGGTCAATCGGCGCCGCCGGCCCATCCGGCCGGTACGCGTCATGCAAGAACCCCACGCGCCGCGCCGCGCATCCGGCGCCATAGGCCAGCCGGTCCGCCAGTTTGATCCCGTCCATCAGCTCACACGATCAAGGTGATGCCGGCATCCGCCAGCGCGGGGCCGGGCGGAACCCCCAAAAACCCGCATAACCGCCGCCGCCAGCCATCGAACAGCGCCAGCCGGTCGCGCGTCTCGTTCTGGTTATGCGTCCAGGCCGCGGCGCTGTCCGTATCCAGATTGTCGGAGGCCGGCGGCACGGCCGCTTCCAGCGTGTTGAGCGTGCTCAGATACTGGAGCGTCACCGCGATTTCCGCCGGCGCCAGATTGTTCAGCCGGTATTCCAGCGTGCCGTAGGCCTGGAAAAACCGCCACGACTCGAAACCCGCCGCCCCGGCGCCATAGGCCGGATAGCCGCAGAACCGCCGCACATCGGTTTTTTGGGCATCGGTGAACGCGGTCGGCGCCGTTCCGGACATAATTAATACGTGTCCCCGTCGCCCAGCGTGAAATATACCGTTCCGGTCCCGGCAGAAAGCAACGCCGCCGCGTGAGAGACAAACGGCCCGCCATCCACCAGCATTCTCGCGCCCGCCGGCACCGGCGTATCGGTCGCCACCGCCGTCAGACCGCTGGTGGCACCCAGCCGAAAGAACGCGGTCGCGCCGGAGGCGTTATAGACCAGCACCGCATGCCCGCCGCCAGCCAAAGCCACCGCGGCGGACGCCGTTGACGCCGCCACGCTGGCCGTTCCGGCCGGCCGGAACGGTTGAGTTGAACCCGTCGCCATGTTTTCGTTCCTTAACCGATATGCTCGATCATCACCGCGCGCTTGTAATTCGCGTTGGTCGCCGTCGGCACCGTGGTCGGCGTCGTGGTCGTATCGGAGGGTGCGCAAAATCCGCCGATCCAGTACCAGCTCTGCGCGATGATCTGCTGCAGCCGGTCGATCGGCTCGCGGGTCACCATCGCCACATTGTCGATCACGTTCACGAGGCTATCTTTCGGCGCCACGTCATCCGCGGCCATGCCGGCAAAATCACCCTCGATCAGCGCGCCCTGTCCGCACACGATCGGCCGGCGCACATACAGGCCGGCGATGGTGGGCGCTGCCTGCACATAGGCCTCGGTCGTCGTGATAAAGCGCAGGCCGAGGAAATCGCTGACCATGCCTTGCCGGAACACCGGATTGGCGGAGGTCGCACCCGTGAATAATTGCTTGAAATCGGGATCGGCGAATAATTGCCGCGCGGAGACCGGATCAAGATAACAATTATACACGCCATCCACCAACGGCACGGCGTTGCGCCGCAACAGCGCGACCGCATCCAATAGGCTGCCCATCGTCAGCGTATCGGTAGCCTGCAACGCGGCGGTGGTGGCGCGGTTCGCCGGCCGCACGATCGTGCTGGCGGTTGCCGCCTGCACCGGATTGCCGGCCGTGCCATCCGCGACCGTCACATTGCCGGAAAATACCAGCTGGCCGGAAATACCGCCCGGCGCCGTCGACACATTAGTCGCATCCGGCGTGACGCCCACCAGCGTATAGGCGTTCGACCCAACGGTCACCGTCATCGGATATGTGGAAGACACCGATTGCTGCACGCCGTTGACAAACACGGTCTGGAACCCACGAACATCGTCGACCTCCAGATCCGGCCCGGCGCTGGTCAGCGTCGTCAGCACCCGCGTATTGCCGCCGAAATACGGCGCGAACAGCGCGTTGCGCGCCAGCTCATCCAGGCTGCGCGCCGCCTGCTCGCCATTGGTATACGCGTTCTGCAGAAACTGGTTGGCGATGCCCACGCGGCTCGTCACCATGTTCAAATCCTGCGTCGCGGCATAGAAATTCAGTGAAATCGTATATTGCTCGACGCCCCAATTGGTCGAGGTCAGGCCGTTATCCAGATTGGTGTTGGTCGCCGCCGCCAACGGCACCGTGACACTCGGCTTCAGCCCGGCGCGGGTCTTGGTCAGCGTCTCGCCGATGCCGACCGCGAATTCCTCACGATCCGCGATCAGCCGGTAGCCAAGCCGCGATTTCAGCGCCATTTCGAACTCGCGCTCCAAAAAGCCTTGCTGAATGATCGGCTGCAAAGCCGCCGGAAAATTCTGAATACCCATCAATCAAACCCCTCGATGTTGGAATATCTAACTTTATGTGGGACCGAGCAGCGCAGCGCATTCCGCCGATGTCAGCCTCAACTTGTTAACGGTCCTAACGCCGGCGCAGCAGCGCCGCGCGGGCGGCAACCCACTCCTCGTGGCTCAGCTCATTGGCGTGCCGCACCCGCGGCGGCTCCGGCCGCGGCGGATTCGCCGCCGCCGAGGAAGACCCGCCGCCACCGAACAGCCATGGCTTCGCGCGCTTCAGCTTGGCCAGAACCGCCGCCGCATCGGCCACCTCGCCGCTGGCATTCAGCCGCAGCTCGGACATGTCCAGCAGCTTCAGCCCGTCAAGATCGACCATGCCGGCACGAATCGCTTCCGCCTTCAGCTCGGCACGGATCAACCGCGCCTCCGATTCAGCCTGGGCACGTTGCAAGGCCGCTTCCGCCGTCTCCGCCCGCGCCTGCCAGTCCTCTTGCGGCTCTGCCGTCTCATCCGTCATAGCGTATCCTGATCAATTTCGTTCAGCTCCGCCTGCACATCCGCAATGCCGTTGGCTGCCGCCAATATTTTCACGCCGCTCGCCTGGCTCAACTGGCCGGCATCGGTCAGCGTCGCCACGGCCTGCGCCTCCTTCAGCCTGTCATCCGCGGAAAGCGGGTACCAGCGCGGCCAGCGCAGCGTGAGACGTTGCGTCGCATCCAGCGCTGGCACCGTCTGGCCGAGCACCGTCAGCGGAAACACGCCGGATGCCCGCATCACCATGTTCAACAGCGCCAGCACGCCGCCATCGCCGTAGGAAATGCGAAGATTATCCGCGAGCCAGATCAGCCCCTGGTTCATCAGCTCCAGCGCCCGGCCGGATTGCGCGGCGGTCAACCGGTCCGCGCTCGCGCGGTTGCCGTGCACCGCCTCGAGCGCAAATTCCCGCAGCGTCCGCACATAGGAGATCACCGCCTCGCAAGCCGTACCACCAATCTCCAGAAGTTTTGCATCGCCTTTTTCAGATACGACCAAAGCATTTCCTGCTCCTTTGACAATTTCGGAATCACTCGTCGCCGGCTCCTTGATCAGCAGTGTCGGATCTGAACTATATTTCAGGCCGCGGCCGGCTTGGCTCAATTGGTAGTCGATCTCGATATTTGTCTCGATCGCGGCACGAAACGTGCAAGCGCCGTCCACGCCGTCGCCGCCCGGCAAGTTTCGTATCCATACCAGTGGTACAAAGCCCAGCCCATGCGTCACGCTGCGCGCCTTGTCCACCATCGGCACCGCCGCGGGATCATTCACCGCCCACGGCAGATACCAGGTTTCCCCGACAGCATCCCAAACGCGCTGAAACCAGTACACGGTTCCAGAATCGACATTTTTGTACCCCTGCGCGGCCAGATCGGCCCCTTTGACCTGATATTTTTCGGTCACCTCACTCAGCGTATCGGGCGCCAGCACGTCCCATAACGGCGTGAGATACAGGCTCTCCAGCACCGAGAAATACACCCGTCCGCGCAACACCCGCATCAGAACGGCGACGGACCCGACCGAACCGCGGATCGCGGCGTCGATCATCACCGCGTTCAGCCGCGTCTCGCGGACAATGTCCGCCAGCGTATTCATCAATTCCGGATCGGCGCATTCCACGGTTGGAAAATGCGCCGCGCTGAACAGCAGCGCGACCGAATCCTCGACCACCACACGGCATAATCCATAGCGTACCGAAGGCCGGCGCATCCGCAGCGGCACGTATTCCCCGGCGCCATTGCGTTCCTCATGGAACTGGTAGGGCAGACCATCATAGATCGTGCCGTCCAGCACCCGGCGCAGGATATCCAGCCGCCGCACACGCGCCGGCATCGCCCCATCCGCGGGCACCGTATCGCAAATCGTCTCGAACATTCCGCCTCGCAGGAATTAATTCAACGTGAGAGCAACGGGACGCGAATGCGCCGCGCGGTCGTGCCATTCGTCGTCAAGACCGTATTCACCGCACGTGACAGCGCATCGACCTGGTCGTCCTTTGACCCGTCGGGAAACGCCGCCAACTCCGCCAGAAAATTGTCGTTCCAAGGCGCGGCGACCAGCGAGATATTGCCCTGGTCCATCTGCGTCGCCGCCGGCATCGCCCGCATCACTTTCGTGCCACCCTCCGGCGATGCCTCAACGTGATATCCCGCCAGTTTTGACTTCAGCGTGGCAACCTGCGCCGCCCCCGCCTGTCCCGGATCCTGCGGCAGCGCCACCAAGGTGCCGGTGCCGTCCGTTTTCGCCGCGGCTAAAATTTTCGCCTCCACCTCGCCAGGCGTTGCACGCAGCCGGATAATGTCCAGAACCACCATTTCCATCTTCGGCGTGACGCCGAGCCTCAATCCCACCGTATAATCGGGGTCGCGTCCCGCCATCGCCGCGGTGGCAGCCAGGTCCCAGGCACGAATGCTGCGGGTCAGCTCCGGCGCTTCAGCCAACCGTCGGATTTTCGCCGTATTGAACAGCGCCGCGTCGGCCGGGCCAGGGCTCTGTTGATACAGTGCGGCGAAGGCTCGCTCGCCCACCTCGCGCCGCCGCCGCTCGATCGCCAGCTCGTCCTGCCATTCCGGCCACAGCGCCTCGCCCATCGCCCGGCCCAGCGGATCGCCGGGGAGCGCCAGCGCCGGTAGCGTCAGCCGGCTCCACTCGTCCTCGGCGCGCAACAATCGTCCGGCCAGATCATCTTCATGCCAGCGCGTCATAATCAGCACGATCGCGCCGTCCGGCTTCAGCCGTGCTGTCAGCTCGGCGCGATACCAGTCGTACAGGGAATCGCGAAACACCAGACTCTCTGCCTCGGCCCAGGATTTCACCGGGTCGTCGATCAACACGAGGTCAGCGCGCCGTCCGGTAATCGGCCCGCGCACGCCCGCGGCAAAATATTCCCCGCCATCCGCCAGCGTGAAGCGTGCCGCGCCTCTGCTGTCCTTTGCGATCCGCAACCCCAGCAAATCGCCATGCGCCAGGATCGTATTGCGGACATGGCGGCCAAAGTAATCCGCGAGCGATGCGGTATGCGCGGTTGCGATAATCTGCCGCCCCGGCCGCCGCGAGAAAAAATACGCCGGAAACAACACCGACGCGTAGGTCGACTTGGCGGAGCCTGGCGGCATGTTCACCATCAGCCGGTCGCAACGGCCGGCGGTCACATCCTCGAGCTTGCCGATCAACAGCCGGTGGTGCCGGGCCGGGGTTTGCCCGACCGGCTCCAACGCCGCGCCGGCAAAGCCCAGAAACCCCGCGTCACCAGCCATTTAAAAGGGAGAAGAACCCGTCCGTCCGCGTGAAGAACCAGTATGCCAAAACCTATACGTCAAAGTGGCGCGGGTGGGCAAGAAAAATAACGCTAAGTTAGAAAAATAATCATCGCCCGCCGGTTAGAATCCGTAAGCGATCCCGAATATCGAATTCACCCGCAGGGTTGAGCTTGACGGCTCGTAAGCGCCGAACGCATCCGGCCGGGAGCCAGTATAATTATAATGCGTCACACCCAGCCCAGCGAAAGCATGCCAGGACTGATCAAGCCGGTAATCCGCGTCCAGCCCCACGCGCTCCTCGGCGCTGGTGCCGAAATCGCCAGAAAAATTCTGCGAAGGCGCGGAGACGGAGCCGTCGATCACCGCCAGACCTTCGGCCGAAGCGCTGAACACCAGCATCGGGCTCGCGGTGACGTCGAACCGCAATCCGGCACCGACCAGACCCGCCTGATAGAACTCACTCACGCCGTTCGGCCCGCCATCATTGCGGTACCAGTTCTGGTAGCCGCCCGCGACATAGGGAATCATCTCTTCACCGCCCGGAATCGGCCGGCCCAATCCCAGCCGCACGATCGCGGTGTTGTAATAGGCGTCGTCGGACGTGCGGTAGGGCGTATTCGCCGGGTTTTGCAGATTGCCGTTATAGTGAAGAAAACCCGCGCTGAAATCATAGTCCGCGTCGGCATACAGGTCCGGAAAACCAAAGCCGCCGAACCAAGACGGCGTCAGCGCGCTGGCACCCGCCGTTGCGCCGACCATGCCGCCAGCCTCCGTGTCTTGCGGCGAAATATTTTCCTCATAGCTGCCATAACCGGCCGTCAGTCCAAGCCGCACGCTAGTTTCCGCGGCGCCGATCGCAGGGTCAGACGCGCGGGCGGCCGCCGCGGCACCCGCGGACAGACAAGCGGCCAACATCACAATACGCCAGTCCATAGGCTCCCGGTTCCAACATGAACGCAATCCGACAATTTTGTAATCGGCGGCGCGTCCGTGAACAGCGCAAAAATGTCACACTCACTCACAATAGCGCCCCGCGCCTGCCACGATCACCTTCTATTTACTTAGTCGACGCGGCGGGAAGAGCTTACTTCGCGTCAAGCTTTGGTCCGGAAATCGATAAGTGCACGCGGCCATTGGCGCCGGGCGCCGGCCACGGCATAAGCCCCTGGCTCACAGCCTTGCCACGATAGGATTTATAGTTATGAAACGCCTTTGTTCCGGCTTGGTGTTCGCTCTTCTGGCAGCCGCGCTGACGGGTTGCATCATCGCGCCCCCGCCCGGCCCCCGTCCGGTGACCTATTACCGCCCCGCGCCGCCACCGCCGCCGCGGCCGTATTACGCGCCCCCGCCGCGGCCGTATTACCCGCCGCCGCCCCAGCCGCACTACCCGCCGCCACCGCCACCCGGCGTTTATGTCGGCGTCCACATCAACTAGCCGCCGGCACGGCGCAACGCCGCCATGATCATCGCCGTGCCATTGCCGTGCCAGCGCTGGACCGATTTATGGTCGGCACCTAGCATGGCGGCGAGCCGGCGCCACGGAAATAAATGCCGCCCGGTCAATGGATGCACCAACGCCCGTGCGCCTATGATACGCCGCAGCACAAAGGATTGTTCGGGTATCAGCGCCAGCCAGCCGAACGCTTCGTCCATCGCGGAAATTGCTTCCGCGCTCGGCGCGGGCGGGCGCAGCACGGCGCTGTCCCACCCATAGGCTTCGAGCGCCGTGTGCACGATGTCAAAGCGCATCTGCCGCATCCCCGTGGTGTAGCCCCGCGCCGGCATGGACAGCAGCGTCGCGCCGGCCTGCTCAAGCCGTTCGACCAGCGCGTCCACGCTATCCGGGGCGCCGGATCGCCGTGTCTCGCCCGTCGACGCCCTAACACCTGACGCTGGCACCTGGTCAACAGGCAATGCCCGCACATGGCGGGTCATAGCTCGTTGATCCCGGGATAGTCGGCATCCGTCAGCAGACCCCAGGTCAGCCGGTGTCCGGCCGGCAGCGGCGCGCGGTTCGGATCATCCAGAGCCTGCCGCTCGCCCACCGGGAGCCTCGCCCGCGGCGGCGCTTCCGCCCGCAGCCGCCGCCCTCGCTCAATCACGGTGTTGCGGGACAACCCTAGGCTGTGGCCAATCTCCGCCCAGGAATATCCGCCACACCGCATATCACGGATCATTCCGTCCGCCGCCGCTGTCCAGTTCCGTGCATGAGGCATCTCGGCATCCTCCAAAAGGAGGCAAAATGTTAGTCTAACTAACTTTCTTTGTCAATAAATACTAACATGGCGCACCGCAAAGCGGCATGTTATGGTCAAGTCATGTCAGTCAAGAAACAACCGCCCGCGGAATCCGTCGGTGCCCGCATCCGCGCTCTCCGCCTCGCCGCTAATCTCACCCAGGACGAATTTGCAGCCAAGCTGAACGTATCTCGTTCCGCGATCGCGCAGTGGGAAACCGACCGTGCCGGACAGGTCCGCGACAATATGGAACGGATCGCAAAGGTACTGAACACCTCGCTTGGCTATCTGGTGTCTGGCGAGGCCGGGTCCCTGCTCGGCGACGAACTCGCCTTGATGCGGCTGTACCGGGCATGTTCGGCCGAAGATCGCCGCATCCTCCTGCAAACAGCCCGCCGCCTCGCGCGTAGCTAGTGTCCTGAATCTGAAATCCCAAGGATTTCAGATTCAGGACACTAGAGTGCGATCTCTTTAGGTTCGCTCACTTGAGCGTGCCTGAAGCGTGAATCGCCTTCAGAAACAAAGCCAGAGCATGATCGCACGCAAAGCCATCATGCTCTACCTGTTACCGTTACGTTCCTGACCTGACAGGCCACGACCTGCGACGATACCGTCAATACGATAACGCGCGCGGCATCGCCTTACCGATCCTCCGGGCCTAACAGCCTCAGTTCGCGATAGACGCCCCCCTCGCGCGAGAAGTGCCGATTATAAAAAGGATCGTATGGCAACGTATCCGCGTAGCGCCGCCGCATCACCTCATTATCCAGCATGAACCGCGACACATGCCCGGCCTGAAAGTCATCGCCGCGGCTGGCGCTCTCGCGATGCTCCGCCACCGCATCCGGCGTAAACATGATCGTCCAACCCGCCGCCGTCAGTTTCAAGCACAAATCGATGTCATTGAACGCAACCGGCAACTCGGCTTCATCCAGCCCGCCAACCGCCAGGTAAGCGGATTTGCGGACCAGCATGCAGGCGCCGGTCACCGCGGATACCTGCTGCGCCGCCATTGCATGCATCATGTAGCCCGGCGCCGATACCCCAATTCCACGAAACGCATGGTCGGCAATGCCGCCAACACCCAGCACCACACCGGCGTGCTGCACCGTCTTGTTGGGATAGATCAGCTTCGGCCCGACCGCGCCCACCCGCTCGTCGATCAGCATTTCCGCGAGCATGATGCGCAGCCAGTCCGGATCATGGACAAACACGTCATTATTCATCAGCAATAGAAAATCATGCCGCGCCCGCGCCGCGCCGATATTGTTGATCCGCGAGTAGTTGAACGGCTCGGCGATTCGGATCACCGATGTGTCGGGCAAATTGCCCTGCGCCGCGCAGAAGCTTTCCGCTTCCGACGTATTCGACCAGTTGTC